ATTGTTAGAGTTACCGACAACCAAACCACTTAAAAGCTTCTGAATCTTCTCCCAAGTGATAGTACCCTTGGCGGTGTCATCGTTTAATTTAGAGAGATACATCTTATCGGTTATACTAGCATTAAAGCTATTGGTATTACTACCACCAACCATACTAGATAGAGATTTAACCGCTTCTCCTTTTACTGCATCAATAATCTGCTTTGTATCACTCTTTGTAACTTCCAACGAATTTACAAGCTCAATTTCAACTTCTGCCAGCTCATCGTTATCAACCTTTACTGAGTAGTTGCTGACGAAAACTTCGTGACCAATAAGACTTCCATCGCTATTCGAATCGCCTTGTATCTGTATTGACAGCTTTGCATTCTCGTTTAGCTTGCTTGCAAAGTCAGGATTCTCTTGCAAGAATATGCGAGAAAACTTAACAGAGTAGTTAAATTGGTCTGTATTGTTTTCGCTCATGTGCTTGACAAGAGCATCATCTAGTCTTTTTTCTGCTGCCGTTACAAGAACCTTTGGTGGTTTGATGCCTGTGATGACAAACAAATCTCCCTTTTGCGGTTTAAAGCCAGCACTTGCGTTTGGCATTACGATACCTAATGTTGATGTGTCTTTCTGAACCGCAATCCATAACTCTTTCTGAGTTGAATCTTGGTTTAGATTATCTTCGTAAGCATCGCTAGCGTTAGCAAATATGTAGTCATTCTTATCTGTGCGAACTTGTTTTAAGTTTCCATTTTCATCAACACTTACACAGTTGTAATACTTTGAATTGTCAGCACTCGGCTTATTGTAAATCACAAATGAACAGGCAGGACATCCGTTACTCTTGATGAGATTTATCTTTGCTGATTCACTAGCCAAAGCATGAGCAAATAAGTCAAATCCAAAATCACCATTAAATTTGTGCAACTTCATATAGAAATAGCTATGAATATAATTTCCATCGCTATCCTTTACGTCACTATCATCTTTATCAAAAGCAACATCTGCAATCTCTCCGAATAACTGTCCTTCCGCATTTACAATTCCCTTGATAGTTGGTTTTATACCATCAAAAGTAACAGTTCCTTGATGAGGATTTCCTTTCTTATACAAGTTTACAAACTCGTAATATCCATTACCGCTTGGCAACTTGTGGGTGTTATTCAAAGCGTAATAGAAACGCTCTGCACCTTTCGAGTTGCGATATATAGAAGGCATAAGTACCGATGATGGTGCAATCCATACTCTATCAGTAACTATTACCTTTACTGCATTATCCTCAGTTCCAGTATAAACCTTATTGAATCCGTATCTGTCACCATCTTTTACAAATTGATAGTCATATTCAATGCAATTTGCCTCGCCGATTTCACTTACATTAATACCAGCATCACTATAAGGAATGTACTTGTCTCCATTCTTCCATTCGTATTCCGATTTTGACTCGTATAAGAACTCAATACTTCCGCTAAAAGCTGCATTCCAACTATCCGCGCCATAAAAGTCATTAATGCCAGCACTATTTTTGTACACCTTGCATTTGTAAGAAAACTCAGATTCTATAGATAATGTAAAATCTCCATCCTCTTCAAATGTGTACGTGCTAGTACTACCAATACTCATTCTTTTAGAGATAGTCTTATATAATTCTTTTCCCTTGAATAAGTATATGCTCTTGACGGCATTTCCGACCTTCGTTATATAGTCTTTTCTAGAAACAGAGCTATTAAGTTCAAAGTCAAACCCTAAACTCGTCAAATCTATCGTCTGACCTTTTATCGCGCTGATTAAAATATCAAACGAAAAGATACAAGTAACTGTTGGGTTAGATTGACTATCAGCCTGCGTCAAGTTTGATGGGGTAGTAAATCTATCAAATGCCTTTGAACTTACATCTACACTTCCGTTATAATTCTTCCCATCCTTGCTTTTATAAAGGATGAGAGTATCATTATATCTTGAATCTTTAAGGAACTTTGATAATTCTACACTAACTTTATCCTTGCTGATATTCTCTGTATTGAACACTGCCTCGCCAAACTCATCATCATTAGGATAATAATATGGCAGGTTATCAGATGAACCGTAACCTGTTATCATATCAACTATCTTATAGTTCGCATTCTCCTTAGATACAGAGATAAGAGCATCACTACTACCATATTTAATAGGTGTATCGGTTAAGTCGTGCTGTACCTTGCCGACATGGCAAACGTTGCCATCCCAGTAGTAATCAAGCTCAAAAGTTGTGTTGATAAGTTGTAAAACATCAGTCAAATATTGGTTTTCAAATGACACTTCCTTAACTTCATCTGTTCCATATCCTTCGTCAACAACAACGTAATATCCCTTGTATTCTTCTGTAGGACGATACAATCCACAATATGCCATTGAACTATTGATGCGAGCAACAAACTCATGGATAGTTCCACCAAACGTGAACTTTGTCTGATTTGAGCGGTATCTGTCTTTGTTCTGTGTATCAACATCATCAACGACAACATCAAAGAACAGAGTGTTATCAAGCAATTCTCTTCTAGATGTGAAAGTGATTTCACTCTTCCACATTCTAGACGAATTATCCTTTGTAGAGTTTGGTGTATAGGACGCAAAGTATCTATCGCCATTGTACTCCACGAACTCTTCCTTCTTCCATTGCAAAGGCTCAGAAGAATATATTGTAGCAGTAATGGTAGGAGCACCACCCATACGCTTTGCATCGTATGTATATGATGATACAATAGCAGGGTTAGCTTCCGATGGGAACAAACCGATAATCTCATTACCAGTGTTCTCATCGTAAGTCAATTTCTGTATGTATAATGATTCTGCCTTCATGTTTATTCTTTATTGTTGTCTGTATTCTTTGTCCTTGCGGTAATCTCAGCTTGTTTTTCGGCACGTTCATCTGCCTCTTCTTGCTGAGTCTGCAATCTTACTTCCTCGTCAGGTGCAGAAACAGTATTCTTCTCAACACCAGTCTTAGTAGAAATCAAACCTGCACCGCTCAATGTACAAAGCATCTGATTCCATGCACTTTCATCGAATGGCTGCCAAGGTTTAAATGATGTGCTTATTCTCATCTGCTTAAACTCAGTAATAGCAGTAGGGTTCTCTCCACTTGCAACCAACTGCTTTGCCAGTCCTTCCTTGAATAGTCTTGAATGTTTACTAACGAAATTCTGCCACTCAATAGCTGCATTGTTAGCCTCCTCAATATCCAAAGAACGTGTCATTTGAATTGCCAAACCGCTTATATCACCACTAGACTTAATATCCTTCGGCAAGATAAATGTACATCCTGTAGCAATCTGCAATTGGTCGAGAATTGATTGCATGAACTCAATCATGTTCTGTGGAGAAGGTGGAGTTTTAAACTCTGCACTGCCATTTCCTTCAATGCTTGTATCGTTCAGAATAATTGAACCAGCAATCTTTTTTGCGGTTTCATTGAGTTTACCCTTGATATAAAGGATTCCCCATCCGTGACGTTTTTGAATGACTGCAAACAGATTATAGATAATCTCGAATAGCTCGATAAGGTCTTGACCGTTATTCCAAGCAACATCACCACGCTTTGTAACAAGTGGACTCTCCGAGAATCCGTGTTCTTCCTTGCTTTCCAAACACCATCCTTTCAGAACTTCGTTTGTATCAACGTCTTGAACGAATACATCTGTAAAATGATAATGATATGTCTTATCGTACGCGTCAATGTGCCTTACATTGTCCTCGGTACGATAATACACGCAGTCAAGAAGCGGTTCTCCGTTATCGTCTTTGTGTGTGATAATCTGATAACCATCTTCGTATGAAAACAATCGGCATTTTACTTCATTATCCTCATTCATATAAACGAGCAATCCTACATCTCCATAGCTCTGTTGAATGCGTATTGCTTGCATTTCGATGCCATCCTGATTCGTCTCATCCCAGTGCCACTTGAAATCGGCAAAGTTCTTTTTGAGCTTATCAGTCGGATTGCTGTCATGCAAGATATGGTTACGTTTATTACCACCTAAACAGAGAGCTTTCTTGTCAACAATACGCTGTTGCATAGGAATGCCAAACTTCTTAAACTCAATCTCGCAATAACTGCCATCATCAAGCTTGCAGCATATAGAAGGTAAGTTCGTATCAAACAATACCCTGTGAGAATAAGGGTCTAACTCCTTCGAAAAACGCTCTTGGCTAACAACTATCTTGCTGATATTTGGGAGCTGTGCTTCTTTTCGGAAGTTCGTCTTAATATCCGAACCATCAGAAGAATCGTTGATAGTAATAGAGCGCGAACCTCTCAAAAACGGCTTTTTCAGAAGCAATTTCTGAGGATTCTCCAAAAAATCATTAATTATATCTTGTCTCTTTCTACTCATCGTTATTGTCATTTAATGATGGTTCAACATCGTTGTTATTTTTCGCTTCGCGATTCTCTTGCGGGTCAATCAAACCGTAATGTCTGCAACAAGCCTTTCTTGAAGCCCAATAGTTACATTCTCTGTTGGTAGTAGGACAAACAATATCATGTTTGCTTGGTACTACGATGATTCGTTTCTGCTTCTGTGACTCTTCCATCTCAAATTTATCATTCAGCTTAACGCGAATATCAGTCTGCATCTTCAATGCGTCCTTCGGTTCAAGATTTCCATCACTAAGAGCTTGGTCTATCTTGTCGAGCATTTTAAGAAGCTCGTTTTTGTTCTCTTCCTTGGTGATAGCGTTGTTATTAACATTGCCGATACCGAAAGGTTCTAGAACATCTAGCAGTTTCTTGAATCGTGGAGTTTCGTAGAATTTCGCTGCATCCTTTTCACTCTTACGATAAGCAAGACGATACGCTAAAGTCTTATCTTCCAATGCGTCACATAGGATAGCAAACGCAATATCTTTCTCATCGCATTTATCCCAGTCAATCCGCACGGATTCAAGAATCATTTTTATATTTTCCTTTTTCAGCATATATTCTAAAATTAATAGTACAACGTATCATCATAAATACTCTGAGCATTAGGATTCTTTTCTTCAACATCTTGTGCTGCAAGTCTGAATCCCTCCTGTAGCTCGCTACCATACTCCATATTCAAGCATGGGTACATTCTCATTGCGCAAGGGTCGAGCAAGTCCATAGAACGGTCTTTTCCAAGATTTCGGTTCATTTCCTTCTTGCTCTGTAACTTCTTCTTACCACTCGGCATCTTATCAAAGCGAACTACCGCACATTCTTCCATGAACTCATTCTGTATGGAAACTCTGTATTTGAGGTTTTGATGCGTATAAACCGCATTTGCAACCTTATCAGAGAATGTAAGCTGCCCTCGCTTAATCATATAGCTTAGTCGCAAGTAGCATAGGTCTTTTATTGTCATAGCAGACAAATAATAAATTCCCATTGCCTTTGCTGCCGATATGTAAGGGATGGCATCTGGTATATAGTCGTTAAAGTACCTACCTGCCGTGGCATCATAGATAATATGGCTTTCTGCTACTCCCTCACTTGCCGCAAATAATCTAGCTCTTTCAGCATTGATTCGCGGTGTTGAATGCATAACGATTTCGTAATTGACAATATGGAATCCATTCCACGACAACATCAGAGTATTATCCTTTCCGTAGTCTGCCAAGTCGATTGTTATCCACTTGTCACCATTCACAGCAGGGTCTTTTATGAAGCAATCTCTTGCCGCTTGGCTTGGAATCGGTATATCCTCATCCTCTTCTGGGTCAACATTGAAGTTACCCTCCAACAACGCTTGCGCCATCTTTCCACCAGATGCGGCTACAGAACCGATATAGTTAGCGTTTCCACCAATCAATCCTTTATTTTCGCTTAATCGACCTTGATAAAAAGCAAAGCTCTTAATCATGTTCTCGTAAGTGAAACTTCCACCAACAGCTTTCAGCTTTCTGTCAATATCAATCTTACATTTCTCATATACCTCACGTTTGGTGTCACCCCAAACAACATCTTTAACAGTCGGTCCTGCAACATAGAAGTATCTTACCTTTCCGTCTCTCTCAGGAATAATATATCCATCTGCCCCAATATACCAATCGAGGAATATTCGCGTCCAATGGCTACGTTTTGGATTCATAGTTGCAAAGAACTTACCTGTAAACGTCTTACTCTGTCCTCTGTTTCGAGTCATAACGTATGAAAATGCCTCCCATGACATCTCAGTCAACTCATCAATGGCTATCATATCGTACTCCCAACCTTTTGCACGTTCTCTTAACTTATCCATGTTGGAATCGTCAAGATACGTCAAATCAACGAATGTTCCGTTAGGGAATGATACACGTGGAGAATCACTTTCTTTAACTCTGACAAAATCAGCACCGAATATCTGTTTAAACTTCTCTACGAATCCTCCACCTGCTTTTTGATTACCAAGTGAACGGCGCGAAATCATTGCGCGAAAATCTGGGTCTGTAAGCAACGGCTCTGCCATAGCTAATACTAACGCAAATGAATTGTGTGTAACCGTGAAATCGTTAGTAGCATATAATCCACTTGGATTGTCAACAGTGATACATCTACCCTTCTTTTTGCCAAGAAACTCTATTTTTTCAATAGACTTCTCGAAATAGTATTTCTTCCCATCAGAATATCCAATAGGCTTGATTCTTTCCTTTTTCTTAGGCAAAGAAACAATTTCGTCATTGAATTGAGTCGAAATAGATATATTGTATGCAAGATTGCATTCGTGAAAAACACCATCCTCATCTTTATATCCAGCCTTCTTCTTTGATATAGAAGAAAGTCCACCGAGTGAACGAACAACAAAAGCTACATCTTCTGCAAGCTGTTTACTTATCGTTGTATATGTAATATGTCCTCGAACATCAACATACCCATCCGTATCTATCAAACCTTGCAGTAACTCTTTTCGTTCTGCAATAGTTGCAAACTTATATGACGGAGGAATAAACTTGTGTAGTGCTGTATGACCTGCAAGTTTTAAAACCTTCAATCCATCAATCAGAGCCTTGTCATATATTCTATATGTCGAGCACTCAGTATCTTGATTTTTATGAAAATGAGTCATATCGTACCCTCTATCCGAGAATCGTTCTACTATATGTTCGTCTGGGGTACATAACTCAACGTGATTTCTATCAAGAACACAACTTGTAAAACATCCGTCTCCAATCAATGCACCTAATATATATGGAGAAATTGGTCTTGGCGTTGTTGGTGTTACTGGTCTCGTGAATTGTATAGGCTCACTTAAAGGAACGCTAATTCCACGATATGGATAACTGCCATTTTTCTTCTTCTCAAAGAACTGAAACATCATTTCTGTAGTCCAAATTCTCCAATCATCACGATTTCCATCTTTATCGTATCTCTTTGTCTTCTTGCCTGCAACACGAATTTTCCACAAGTGCCCCTCTGAACAATCGACATGTGTTCCATCAACAAATGTAACTCTGTAATACGGATGTTCTTCTATAGGATGTAATTGTATTACACGTTCTTGCCCACCTGTATCAGGATTGGAGATTATATCCCCAACCTTAATATCTCGAAGCTTTCTGAGTCCAAAAGGCGTAACTATCTGACTATCCAAGGTCTCGGCTTTGCCGCTGGCAAGAACGCCGCCGCCGAAAACTACGTCTAGATTACACCTTACAAAGGACATTTGGAAGCCCTCTTGTGGTCTGATTTCTATATCTTTATTCGTGTTCATGCTGCAAAGATACCTAATTTATAATATATAATAGAGTGAAATTAACTCTATATTGGTTACGTAACAAATAGAGTTTCTAAAAACCTATAAATCACCACATTATTTAATTATCTTTGCAGCAGAATTTTAAAAATTAGTAATATGAAGTTTACAAAACAACAACTTTTAGACACCCTAAAAGCAAAGCTCACTGCAAACGGAAAACACCTTTCCATCAGTGAGAAGACAATCAAGAGTTTGAGTGATTCCCACTTTGACCTCTTAGTTGGTGAAGATACAGAGTTAGATGATTTGGTGAATAAGATTTTGCCGCAGTATGTTTCCCTTAACGGCAACTACGAGAAGGACAATGCCGACTTCATCAAGAAATGGAACGATGAGCATCCCGACATTAAGCCAAATCCAAAGGGCGATGGCAAAGAGCCTTCGGATGTTGAAAAGAAGCTTTTGGAACGCTTGGAAGCTCTAGAGAAGAAGGATGCAGAGTACGAAGCCTCTAAGCTTGTATCACAGAAACGTAGTGAACTTCTCGCCAAGTTCAAGGAGAAAGGTATCAACGATAGTAAGTGGATTGAAAAATACATGAACAAGTTGAACCTCACTAAGGACTCGGACATCGAGCAGGAATTTACGGATGCGGAAGAGTTTTACAACATATCCCACGTAAAGGGCGGTGGTACTCCAGGCAGCTCAAGCGGCGGTAATGGGGATAAACCTATCGGTGCTGAACGATGGGCAGGCGTAAACAAAATCCTCGGTACATCAAATCCTGCTGGCAAGTAAATTCGGATAACATTAATTATTAACTCTTTAAGGTAAAAAGATTATGTTGGATAACTTTTTCACAAGACAAGCCAATGGTGGCGCGGTATTCACTGGTCGCACACTCATTCAGGCACATGGCTCTATTGGAGGTCATAAGAATGTCTTCGTAAAGCTCGTTAAGGGCAGCAAGGATGCGCTCTGTTATCCTACTACGGGTGGCATCTTGAAGAACCCATTCAAGGGTAGAGCGAAGATTTATGCAGGTGACCTCATTGAGTACACACCTAACATTAACAACACTACTGGTGCAGAGGTAAAGATTTTGAAGTTCTATGAGCTGGCGAAGGATGCTATTGAGACAGACGTAACCTACAAATTGGTTCGTGACGGCTATCACCACATACCGTATGCTGGCGATACTATCATGGTAGGACAGAAAGATTTTGCCACACAAGCAAAAGGTGTCACTATCACCAATGTGGAGAAATCTACAGACGGTTCAAACGATATTTGGCTCGTTACAGTATCAGAGACACTTGGTACAGCACAGAAAGCTGGTGACATCCTTGTAGAAGCAGCAAAAGCAGGTGCAAAAACACTTCCTATGGTTACTAATCCTAATGCTTACGCAGACAAGGATATGGATTTCTTGTATGACGCGAACATGGAAGGGGTTGACGATTTGGAGTATATGCTTACTCCAGCGTTGGCACAAGAAGATACTGTTATCGACCTTGTAGCTATCGGCAATTTGCCACCAGCAGTTCTCGCTCTCAACAAGAGCCGTGTAAAGACTTGGTTCTGGTTTAACTAATCAGACCAAGTGAATGATAACGAACTTATTTTTTTTGTAATTAATTGTATTTAGGATATGCAAAGATTTGATATTAATAACTCGGATTGGGCTGCACTCTTCCGTTCAAAAGATGGTGGTAGTGAACTGTTTCAGTCTCTCGTTGACAACTCAGCCCTCCTCAATATGGATGAGGGTTGGGCAATGACACAGGGGCATATTGCTGATGCACCTACTCCAACAGCGGATGATGGTTCTGCTACTTTCCGAATGACTTCACATAAGTTGGAAGCTGCACCAGTCATGGATATGCGTGCGCCTCTCGGTGATTCACATCAGATGGATGCCGAGGGTGAGGCAGAGTACACTGCATCTATTCCTGACTTTATCGGTCGTGGCTTTGTAGAGACCGCTGCACAGCGTATCTATAAGCAGAAGCAGTTTGCTCAGTTTGGTAACACTGACCGCATAATCGCTCGATGGGTACGAAACTATCTCGCAGTTGGATTGAAGTCAGCAAAGGCTACATTGAATAACACAACCGCGCAGTTGGAAACAACTGGTAAGATTGATTACACTGGTCTCGGTGCTGGTATCTACAGCAAGCTCTATGATGCTCGTCTTCCAAAGGATAATTTTCAGAAGGCTGGTGCAAAGGCTTGGACTGCCGCAGATTGTAAAATTCTCACACAGATGCGTAAGTTAGAAGACGCTTATCGTGATAAGCGAGGAGGCTACGATGGTGCTCTTACTTGGAAGATGACAAAAAAGATGTACAATGACGTGTTCCTTCAGAACCAAGAAGTACGCGACTTGTATGTTGCTTGGTGTAAGGCTAACTTTATCGCATACGTTGAGGGTATGCCTATCACTAACGAGCAATTCTTGAAGTCATTTACAGACATTCAAGGTATTTCTCCTATTGAGATTGTCGTTGAGAAGGAGCGCAACAAGACACGCACAACCGACACATTTGTCAAGGGTTGGGCAGATAATCGCGTTGTCCTTCGCCCTGCTGGTGATGCTGTAGAGTTCAAATACACAGATGTTTTGGAGCGTGACGTATTCGGTAGTGGCTATGGTGCAAGTACTATTGATACCACTTTCGCAACCATGCTCAACGGTCTTGTTACAGCAATGAACACCACAACCGACAATGGTCGATTGAAGGAGTGGCACACAGACGTGATGATGTCTGCTATTCCAGCTCTCATCTCATTCACTAACCACGAGATTATCCACACCGAGGTAGCTGGTGACGGTGCAGTATCTTAATGGTTAAATACTCACAATATACGATAACATTTAATTCATTTATCTCTCAATGGCAGCATCGAAGTTTGACATATTGGACTATTTGAGCGGCATGACTAACTTTGTCTTTGACAAGTCGGCATTAAACAATGTCGCTTTGGATTGCGGCGTTTCTGATGTTGAGTCTTATTTGGACTTGACAGAAGAACAGAAAGACAGATGTAAGATTGCACTCTTGGAAAAGATTGTATTCGGTGTCTATCAGACAGCATCGACCACAAACCAACATGGCGCATATACTCTTACGGTAGGTGCTCAGACCATTACATCGGCTGCATTGCTGAGTATCAAATCAGAACTCAAAAGACTTTACAAGAAGTATGGAGAGGATGAAAAACTTGAAGCTCTCAATGAAACCGATGGAGAGGTTAAATGGATTAAAGAAACAGATTGGTAAGCTATGTACACTGACAGAAATGCTTTGGATGAATATGCCTATCATGGCGTGTTCTACCGTTCGGAACAAAAACCGAAAGAAGATGGAGACCTTATCGGAAGCGATGGGGATATGTTAGGTGATACTGATACTAGTGCAGGTGATTCAGAAACAGAAAATGTAGAAACTATCATTTTTGAAACTGATTGCGATATTCAGGAAACCAATAAGCTGTTTAATTCGGGCGTAGTTACGTTAGGATATACAATCTATTTTCCGATGCCAACGAAAGAAGGAGAAGACGGAAAAGATGAAGAATATATTCCTGAAGGATTGAATGCTGGCATTCGATTCCGCGGAAAGATGTATGGAATGGATGTTGACGGAATGGTTATTGGCGTTTATCCGACACAGATGCATGGATGTGTAGCTTACATCAAAGGTACTGATATTTAGTTTTTTCATCATAAGGTAAAATGTATTTAGGATAACAAGGTATGGCACAGAGGATTAATCGCAGATTGTCTCGCATTGAAAATTTCTTTTCGATGCTTCTTACTAAAGGAAAAATCTCAGACAACATATTTGTCGGAGAGTTACCTCCTACAACTAGCAAAGACTGGGATGATTTTGTGAATGTTGACGTAGGTCAGCAAAGAGAACATGGCGGTTACTCCTCTGGCTATGCTAACATTTATCTCTATGCAAGACCAAAGGGAACTCCACTTAGAAAGAATGTAAAGTTACTGGACAAGATGGAAGGTGTTCTTGATAAAATCATTGATGAATCAAGAGACAAAAACTATACAATCAGCACATTATACCGTGATAGCGGATATGATTCAAACCGCCAGTTTCATTTTCAGATTATTGCTGTTTCGGTTATTGTACGTTAATTATTTCATTTATTTAGGATAACAATTTAAACTCATAACAATATGGCAACGAAAGTTACAAGTACAGGCGCAGGTGCAATCAAGCTCTCTAAGCCTTCACACATTATTGTTCGTCCGTTCAATGGTAATGCGGCTGGTGACGATTATTACGATTTGAACGATGTTGTTCGCAACACCACATCTATCTCTCAGGACGATAACGATACTAACGATATTGAGCGCGAGACTTCTGATACTCCTATCTTGTCTATCGTGACAACTGGTAAGTATCAGTTTGCAGCCGAGGTTGCAGATACTCAAGCTCCTGTATTGACTGCATTGTGCGGCTTTACAAAGGGTACTGATGGTAAGATTTACGCTCCATCTGGTTACAAGCTGATGTATGCAGAGGTCGCAGTAGTTTTTGACAACGCAGACGGTACTACACACACAGCATTGATTCTGCCTAAGTTGCAGCTCAACTCCAAGACAACCATTGAGTCACTGAACTCTAACTTGGCAAAGGTTGCATTGGCTGGCACAGGTCAGTTGGTAGAAGTTAAAGATGGAAGCGTAACTCGCAAGACACCATTCTACATTGACCCTGCATACACATTGCCAACTGCTAGTGTATAATGCAGATTCTTCAACAATTCTCGACTATATACAAGGGGCGGCGGCTTTAATGCTGTCCGCTCCTTTTTAAGTTTTATCATTTATGGCTGAAACATTATACAAAAAAGCATTAAGGCTTATTACGAAGGAATTAGACAAGGATGCAAAGAATGTGTTAAGAGAATGTATTCAAGAAATTACATACACACATCGAACATACAACCTCTATGATTCTTACGGATATGGCATTTATGTCGAAGGCAAGCTTGAAAAGATAGGTTACTTATCATCCTCACCAAAAGCATCCAAAGGCAAGAATTGGTATGGAGAAGAAATTAAAGGTCGTGAGGCGATAAACGAATATCTCAAAAACGATTATTCCCCTAGTGGAGTAATTGATTTGGCAGTTGTTGCGACTATGCCATACGCTAAGATATTGGAAGATGGCGGTGGTAATCTGAAACAATCTTACAGAGTTATTTCAATGTCGTTTCAGAAGCTACAAAACCTATCCAAGAAGTATAATGGAACAGTAAGTATGATTAGAAAGTAATTCATATATATGGGAAAAGTATATATAGCACAAAAAGACCCGAATAAGGCTAAGAAACAGGCTGTAGAAGACGAGAATAAGGTGTTGCCTAGTTCTCCTTTGTCTGATGCGGCAATGGAACGTCTGGCGCAAATTATGAATGATTCTCCTACAATAGTAAAGCTACAAGGTACAGAGTGGGAGATAAGAGCATTGAAGCCAGGCACTCAATGGATGATTGCAGAGGAGGCTTGCAAGATAGTCAAGGGCGAAAACTTATCAATGGGTGATGTTATTAAGGAGTTTGCTATCAACATTCCATCTGTGGCAAGAGTAATCACACTATCCTTGCTCAATGACAAGAAACGCATTGATTCTGAGGAATACCAACAAGTTTACGACCAGTTGCTTTGGGGAGACTATGACATCAAGGATTGGGCAACATTACTCGTTGAGATTCTCAATTTGTTAGATGTGGATTTTTTCTTCGCGAGTACCAATGTGATTCAGACCGTCCGCAATCAAGCTCTGATGAGGAAGAAACAAGCAGCCGAATTATCCCCTCACGAACAGAATACGGACAAATGATAGATTTCTTACGTGCCAACACATGGTGCTCGCAAGAAGAATATAAGTGGAGAATGACCGTTCCGCAGATTCGCCTTGCGTCTATGGATTTTACTCATGTAGAGTACATATCGTCAGATAAAGGCAATAATCAGAAGAACGACAAATTAAAGAATGCAAAGGTAATCAATGGTGCAGAGGATTTACGAAATCTCAATGACCTTGGAATACCTATTTTATAAACTCTTAACATTTTGAATTATGGCAGATTCAGCATTAGGCAGTGCTCTTATTATACCAGAGTCTGCATTGAAGAAAATCAAAGAGGCTGATGATAAGTTGCAGAAGTTACAAGATACGGCTAAAAATACCGCGTCTAGTGTAACACAATCTTTCAAGGATATGTCTGTTGGTACTAAGCCGTTCCTTGATTCTTTAGACCAAGTTATAGCAAAACTCGCAACAATCAACGCATCTGCTTCAAATGCAAGCAGTGGTATCTCAAACGTAGGTGCGAGTGCAGGTAACATGAACAATAACATTACGTCAGCAGCACAGAACATTCAAAATATGGTAGCACAGCTATCTAAGATGAATGGTTCTGGCACTAGTGGTATTATGCAAGCGGCACTTGCATTTCAGAGATTACAGGAATCAGCAAAGGGTGCTAGCGGTATGAATATTGCTGAGTTAAAGCAAGAAATTGGTTCTATTGAAAGTATGTTGCGAGATACAACACAAAATCTCACCAAGGCAGACCAAGATGCACTTATTAAGCGAAAGAAGTCATTACAGGATGAGTTACGATACCAGCAGCAGATGTATAATGAACGTGCTGTTGCTTTTCAGAAGGCTCTTGATAAGATGGTTAGTGCAGAACAATCTTACAACAACAAACAGAGAAAGGCATACGCTGATAGAGCAAAAGACTATCAGACGAGAAATAACAAGGCAAACACTACATATCAAGGCGCGCTTGATTTCTCTGCTTCTGCAAATACGCTCAACCGCCAAGTACGCGCTATAGAATATCTGAAAGAGGCTCGTATGAAGTTGTCTCAAACCGATGCTGATTATAAGCGAAAATTGGATATTCTCAATGCTGCAATTGAGCAACATAACAAAAACTTGAAAGAGGCTGGTGTTAATTCTCGCGCGTTGACAGAACAAACATCATATATGGCTGGATATATGTCACGTTGGGCACAGCGTATGGCATTTGCATTCTCAGTGGGTTCTGTCAAGAATTTTGTCGAGCAGATTGCATCAGTCAGAGGTCAGTTTGAACTTTCAGAGCGTTCACTCGAAGCTATCTTGCAGAACAAACCAAAGGCAGACGAGATTTTCAATAAGACTGTAGAACTTGCCGTTAAATCACCTTTCCGTATCAAGGACTTGGTGGATTACACACGACAACTTTCCGCTTACCGAATTGAGTCTGATAAACTTTATGATACAACCAAGCGACTTGCCGATGTTTCAGCAGGTCTTGGCGTTGATATGGGAAGACTTATCCTTGCATACGGACAAGTCAAGGCTGCTGCATACCTTCGCGGCTCTGAGGTTCGTCAGTTTACTGAGGCTGGTATCAATATGTATGGTGAGTTGCAACAATACTTTAAGGAAGTTAAGGGAGAAGCGTACACGACCGCGCAGATTGTTGATATGATTTCCAAGCGTAAGGTTACATTTGAGGATGTTGAGGCAATATTCCAACGCATGACCGATAAGGGTGGAACATTCTACAATATGCAAGAGATTCAGGCTGAAACTCTCCAAGGTAAGATTTCCAACTTGAAGGATGCTTTCGATGTGATGCTTAATGATATTGGCAAGGCTAACGAGGGTACAATGAAGGGAATGGTAAGCTGGGGTACTTCTCTGCTTGATAATTGGAAGACTCTTGCAGAGATAGGAAAAGCTCTTATACCTATTCTTATTGCTATAAAGGCTAACTCTATGTTTGCAAAGACTAGTCTCGGACAAGCTTTTTCGCAAGCATCTGGCACAGGTATCGTGAGATACAAGGCTCTTTTCGTAAATTCCTTAGATGGAATGAAAAAAGCTCTTAAAGATTTTGGCGGTCTCGTTAAAAGTTCATTATCAGGTATAGGTGTAGGTCTCGCTATTTACGCTGTAGCAGAAGTAATAACTACCGTTTATGATAAGATTTCCAAGTACAACGAAAATGTACGTAAAGCCGAAGAAGAAACCATAAAGGCAAAGGGCACAATAGGAGTTTTAGCTGGAACGTACAACGACCTTGCAAATGCAGCCACAAACGCAAATAGTAAATTAGGAGGAAAGGATTTAGAGAAGAATATTGAGGATAGACGTACAACGTTACAAAAGCTTATTGATGCCGCATCAAAAGACGGACTGACTTTTAAAATCAATGTAGATACTCTCGATGTAAGCCAGCTTAACACTACTTTCAGTAAGGTTGAGAAAGAATATAAAGATTTCATTGATAGTATTGAGGTTATCAGAAGAAATTACGCCAAGAATGATGCTTGGAACACTTGGTTTACTGATGGACTTGATGATGATGCGGACGATTATAAAGATGCTGTGATTGATGCTCTCGCAAAGTCTTCGCAAATGGAGAGAGTTGTAGCAAACATTAACGAGAACTATAAACAAGCCACTTCGACAACGAAGAAATACTTTGATGAGATACGTGCAGGTCAAAAGGATAACGAATCCAACATTGACTATATGACACGTATGTATGAGTTGATAAAGAAAATCAACATAGCGCAAGGCGGAAGCGACTATAAAATGCCATCTTTCATTGGTACTTCGCAAGCTGATTTCAATGACCTTATCCGTGCGATGAACAGCGTACAAAGTAAGGCGCAAGAATTGAACAGCGAGTTTGATAATGTTTTTGCAGGTATGAAGGATGCGTTCAAAAACGACCCGATAAAGATACAAGCATTTATTGATAAAATTGCAGCAGAGCGTGATTGGAATCAATATGAGAGAGACCTTGCTTATAGACACTTTGGTATAAATGTTTCCATCAATAAAAACTCGATGGAGAAAGAAGTAAACTGGGTTGATGATTATCTCTCAGGTTTCTTTGCAAAGAAAAAGTATGGCATCAATCTCGTTGTCAAGGAGATTACAAACGATAAGGCTCTTGAAAGTCTCCTTGAAAAAGGTGATGATGCGGCTAAAGCTGCAAAGAATTGGCGTGAACTCGAAAAGCGTTTGGCTTCCGTAGGAAAGAACACGAAGAAAATCAAAGTTGATGATTCTATCCGAAAGATGTTCAAAGCAGGTGACCCACGTTTAGGTGGAAACACTATAGATGTTTCAACTTTGCGCCAAATGGTTCGCGAATACAAGAATGCTGCAACTGCCACCGCAAAGGGATTAGGAGTGAATCCTTTTGAAGAGGAAGACAAAAAAGCAGCAAAAAATGCGGCAAAAGAACAGCGCGATATTCTCAGCGAGCGCATTTCTCTGTTAAAGGATATGAGTTCTGAATATCAGAAACTCATTAAATACGAAAGCGAAGAGCAAGCCACAGCCGATGTTCGTAAGCACTTCGCGTTGGCGGCAAAGAATGTTGGAATGAATATAAATGACTTTGTTCCAGACCGCCAAACTATTGCAAAGAAGATTGAATATCTTGCAAACCAATACAAGGAACTTGGAAAGCGTGGCAGCGCATTACGCAATGCTACAGAAATCCGTCTTGATATTGATGAGGAGTATTTCAAACAACAACTTGACGATGCAAAGAACAATGCGCAAGAAGCATTCTCACAGCTCGATTTGTTTAAGAAGCTCAAAGGAGAAGGTCTTTCTGATAGCATCATCAAAAGTATGTTCGGGGATTTGACTTCTTCTTTTGATGATGTGCGCAAGTCTATTACAGATGATTTTGAAGCAAAATGGGGTAAAGACCAGACTAAATGGGGTGATGATGTTGCAAAGGAATACACGTCACAAATGCAGAAACTTGATAAGGAAGTCTATCAAGACCAAGTTAATCAAGCGCAAGAACTGATTAAGGCATACAAGCAGCAATTGACAGACCAGCTTCAACTCGACAGATGGTATATCAATGAGCGTTACAAGTTGCAAAACAATGCGAATATTGCCAAGAATCCTGAGTTGCAAAGACAGTTGCAAGAAAACTTGAATGCGCAATACAAGAAAAAGACCGATGAAAATACTTGGAAGGATTTTAAAAATAGCGACATGTATGTTCGCCTGTTTGATAATCTAGACAAAGTTTCTTCTAAGGCACTTGATGCGATGGCAGAAAGACTACAACAGTTGCGTACAGGACTTAGAGACCTAGACCCAACAGAGTTGAAAACTATTGCAGAACAGATTAACAAGGTCAATGAAGTTCGCAATTCACGCAATCCATTCAAGGCTTTCACTAGCGGACTTAAAGAAATGATTAAGGCTGGTAAAGACTTGAAAAAGTCAGGCGGCGTGGATAAATACGTAGAGCTTAACGGACTTAAAACAGATTTGACGAGCAAATTACAGAGCCAAAATGCTTATGTTGAGTCTTTGGAACAGGAGTATAACGAGCTAACTAAGATTAAAGGTACGGACGAAAGCGTTGTTGCAGCCTTAAAGTTGAAGTTGGCAACCAATAAAGGCATTCGCGACTCTTTAAAATCTCAGTTAAACCTCACCGATGAGCAGATTGCAAAGCTCGGAACGATTATGACTGAGGAAGAGCAGGCAAAAGCAAAGTTCTCAAAATCCGTGACGGATATTACAGACGTAGTTTCCACAATGGCTAACTCGTTTAATGCTTTGTTTGAGGCACTTAGCGGTTCTGATGCGAATTTAGAGAACACTCTGGATATTGTCAGCAACATCGGTCAGGCGGTCGGTTCGTACTATAGCGGAAACTATGCAGGTGTTGTATCGGGCGCAATGGGCGCGCTTACGGGCGTAGCTAAGCTCTTTAGCAACGAAGGAAAGATTGATAAGGAAATTGCACGCCAAGAACGCGCTGTAAATTCCTTGCAACACGCTTACGAAAAGCTTAAAAAGAGTATGGACGATGCCTTTGATACGCAAAAGCTCTACGAATACAACCAAAAATCGGTCGATGCCCTTAAAAAGCAGCAGAAGGCGTACCAAGCAATGATTAACGCAGAGCGCGGTCGCAAGAAACCTGATGAAGGTAAGATTCAAGAATGGGAACAGCAGATTGATGATTTGAACACAACAATCCAAGAATTAGGTGAGTCTATGACAGAAGCACTTGGCGGCTTCGGTTCTCAGTCTAACTATAAATCTGCTGCTGAAGCTTTCTCGGAAGCGTGGGTAGATGCTTTCAATGAAGGTAGTGATGCACTCGAAGCACTCAATAATAAGTTTGACGAGTATTTCAATACAATGCTCACAAAGCAGTTGATGAATAGAGCTACTTCAAAATACATTCAGCCTATCCTTGAAGCATTCGACAAAGCGGTATCTGAGGGTAGCGAAGGTGGAAACAATGGTCTTGACGTTACCAAGAAAGAACTCGAAGGTATCAAGGAACTGAAAGACAAGAACCTTGCATTATTCAATGAGTATGCAAAGAACTTGATGGATGTTCTCAACGTCAAACCTACTGGCAGTTCAAATATCTCTGCTTTGCAGCAAGGTATTCAGTCTGTTACTGAATCAACCGCACAGGCGTTGGAATCGATACTCAACAGCCTACGATATTATGTAGCTACTCAACAAGCAGATGTCCGTATCATTCGCGACACTCTGTTAGAAAAGCTCGGAAATAGTATCAACGCGATAACACAAGACACTTCAAGCAGTCCTGTACTCATTGAGTTGAGATTGCAGACAACAATACTTACTGATATTCGCGACACCTTGGCAAGCTGTGTGAAGGGCGGTCACAAGCAAGGAAGAAATGGTATCAAGGTATTTATGAATTAGTTTTCTGTGTTCTATATATAAAATTAGGGCAAGCTCGGTTTCACAACTGAACTTGCCCTTTTTAATCAACATAAATCTAACTAAACCTTAACTAATACAAAAAGTAAAATTACACTTTATGTCTGTGTACCGCCGTACACTCTGTAAATAAGAAAATAATATAAATATTTTTACCAAACTTTGCTATTTAAATGAGCTGTAAGACGTTATTTCTGCTCATCCTTACAACTATTCCACTCTGACACATAAATCGTTCCTAGCGTCATATTTGCGTCATCGTAGCCAATGATTTTAACATCGTTATCCTCTCCATACTCTATAAGGTCACATTTTCCTTTGCATTCAATGCGAACTTCACTCTTTCCGCACACGTAAATGCGAGTAACCATATTCTCTGGAACTTCAATCTCCAAATCCTTGCAGTACGCGACTAGAATAATCGTAGAGCGCGCCTTGATAACTCCATGAGCACCTATATACATTTCGCTAGTATATCCGTGCTCGTTGCATTGGTAGAATCCATTGGCAAACTCACCAAACTCTTTCAAAAGGTACTCTTTTGACAATCCCCATCCGAAAGCAATAGAATCAGCCATAAACTCAATTCCGTTTGAATCAAGAGCCATATTTACCAATTCTCGCTTACTCGCGGCAGAATCCCATTTCCCTTTATATTCTCCGCACAATCCCAATCTTAGGGCATTGCGCTTCAATGTCAATAATTCATTGCTATTCCCCATACCATTCTCTCAATCTATCGTTAATTAAAGTGTTCACATACGCATAGGTTTTGTCGTACCCGATAAGCTCGTGACACTTGCGGACACATCGCATAGCAGATTTCTCATTGATGTCCGCGCGCTGTGCGATAACAGCATAAGAAAAGCCATAGCGATTGTGTAGAACGTCAAGAACAAAGTTCCTTGCTACCGCTCTCGCAAAAGGAATGTTAGTATTGCCAACATATAAATCGTCTGCATTCACTCCTTCCTTTTCCTCAATACGCATAGCCGTGTTCACTTGTTCGCAAACCATCCGCTCTACCTTATTCATTGTATCATTACCTAAGTATATCACGTTATTAAAAATATTAAAAGTGTTACGTTTTATTCTATTTATTTAATACTTTATCTATGCCTCTTACACTCCGATTGAACGGATTGCAGTGTCGCACTGGGCATAACGAGTGCCCACTACCGGTTATCCGAACGAACTCGGAATCACCGACTACTTTTCTTAATATGTTCAAAGCTCCGTTTTGGTCTGCATTGATGATTTTTCCTACAGAAGAGCGAAACAAGCCACGCTTGACTCGCTTTCCTAAATAATCTTCATGCTTGCAAACCTCCTCCAAGGCGAGAGCATCACACTTGCTTGTGTAACTTTCCTCATGCTTGATGAAGTCGATGCCAGCCAACTTGCACTTGTAGCTGAGATAGGATATTAGCCTCGCAAAAGGCAGCAGAACAAACTTTTGATTATTCTTCCTGCCCATGTTGATATTCTGTTTCCAACCAACATTATAGCCTACAACCAACGTTCCTATTTTCTTCTCAACAAGCACATCGACAATCTGACGGCTCACTTTGTGAAATACATCCTCGAAATATTTGTCTCGCTTATCATATAAAGCTATGATGTGCTTTGTGCTTCGCTTGATGCCCTGCAAATCCTTAATGGATTGCAACCTTGTAAGTTTCTTGTTGAAATACCTGTTGTATGATTTCAAGTGCTTGCCGCTCCAAATGACGCAACCTTCAGAAGTAACCATCGTTGCAAGATTGTCAATTCCCAAATCAATAGAGGCATACTTGTTTTCATCGACATCAGACGCTACCAATTCCTTATCATATACAATTTCTACCTTTACCTTGTCACGCTCTGGTATCAATCGAATTTGGTTAAACTTAGAAATTTTATCACCGTACTTTCCCCATTGAGGAATAGCTATGAGCATGTCTTTTGACAACCTTATCTGTCCATTCTTGATAGTGGCACTCTGTTTTGTATAGAACAAGTTAAACATACCACCACGCTTGCGATAACTTGGCATTCTTGGCTTCGCCTTGTACTTTTCAGGATGTTTCTTCCAATCCTTAATAGACTTACAATAAGCCTTGATACTTTTGTCTAATGTACGCAAAACCTGCTGCGAGCACTGGGCTTTCAATAAGCGATAGTTACATTCACCATTAAGGTTCAATGTTTGCTTCATAATCTTGTCCATATCATCGTACCAGAGCCAGATACCATCATTATCGAGCCGTTGACGAAACACATACAAGGCTTGATTCCAAAGATTGTTTGAAACCTTGAACAAAGCATCAAGCTGCTCTGTATGTCTTGTATAAAACTTATATATCAATCTCATTCTTTAAGTCCTCCTTTATTATTTCGAGTTTTTTTTCTTCTTTGTTTGGAATACATTTTTATGGAGATGCAATGAAGCATCGAAATGATTTCCTCAAAGATTACTATATCTTATTTTTATCTTTATAAACGTAACCTACCGTATCACAAGGGTATTTATCATCTGGTGATAAAACACCTGCATCTTCCATCTTTTGCCTAAAATCCACAGAAACCATGGGAACTAACTTGTGAAGTCTTGAGCCATCGGCGGCAGCCCAAATCGGCTTTAGATACTGAACAGGATTCTTAACCTTTACACCATCCCATTTGATTCCGTTCTGAATGAATGGTATAAAGATACCGTCTCGCTTCACTCCGTTAGCATCACACATCCTTACAATCCTGTAATCTCGGAATAGTCCGTATTTCAGTTCTATATACCATTCATTATACATAAGCTATTCCTTTCCTTGGTTAAGAGCCTCGGCTGCTTGCTCTGCCAATATTGCTTGCTGACCGTGCTCAAAGTTCTTCTTCAAGTCTTCCTCTGTCTCTTCGGAAACTGGAGTGTTCATTACAGTTTCCAACTCTTTCTGCATACGACCGATGTAATCCATCTTGTTCTTTGCGAACTTTGCAGCATCATCTGCATCAGTGAACGCTGTAATTGGATGAGTAATGTTAGCTTCTGTGATGATAACCATACTATCAAGCATATCCTGATAAGTAACATCTGTCTCAGGGAAAATATCATTTTCTTTCCCCTTTACTTCGTTCTTCATCGCGACAAGATTTTCAAGCCACGCGAATGTTGTAGTGGTAAGCGCGTGTCCTTCCATATCAACACCGCCCCAACGCTTAAAACGTGCTTCAAATCCAATGTGTGTGTGGAAAATAGCACAATCCTTCAAAATTACGATGAAGAAATGACCGAAGTCGGTAACGCTTTCAACATCTTTTCTGTTGATTCCGACAACAACTTTAAGCAAACCTGCATTGTTGTCAACAGTCTTCTTTTTTGCAATTCTAGCCATAACTATATATTTATTTTTGTTCTACAATCGTTCTACAATCGTTTTGTACTCGAAACTAATGCAAGATGGATTCTCCTCAGAAGTAAACCTAATCTCATTAGGGTCATTGCAAACCCCATCCTTGAAGAAGAAACAATCTTTGCAAGTATAATCAGTCTGTTCCATGTTCCTTACGTTTTTGATATTCCATCAATGTCAAGATACAATAGTTAGCGCAGTCAAGAAGGGCATCTTCCAACGGCTCGTTAGCAACTTGCGCCTCATTGTCCTTCAATGTCTTGATGCGATTCACTTTCTCTCGTATCTTTCCGTAGCCGTAGTTGATACCAAGCTCATCATACATTTCGGAAAAAGCATTTCCATAATCATGATTCTTACGCTTATAGGTATCACTCATCTTGTCTGTGATTTCCTTGAAGCGGTCGGCATCACTCTTCTCGGATTCTTTTTTGATTGGTGTTTCTTTAAAATCCGAGAAAATAGAATACATCGCCAAATCAACTATATCCACACAAGCTGCTGCTAACTCTGGTTTAAAGAATGCTACGATTTCGCATTTTTTATCCGTTATAACTATATCGATAACTTTGATATGTTGAATCCTATCAATAGAGCCTAATGGGTCTATTTTATCAGCAAACACCGAATCTGCAATCTTAAACAAATTACCCTTACTAATCTGCAAGACTGACCCTATCTTAATATCTTCTATTCTAATTCATAAGCTATTTCTTAACTAAACGTTCATAATACTCCTTACACTTTTTGTAAGCATCCGATTCAGACAATGCCATAGCATCATCAAAAGAAATACTTTCATCCATCAAGAACAATCTAACGTTCCTCTCACCAAGCTTCTGTAAGTCTCGGTTAATATAATGCGAGAATCCGATTTTTGAAGCCTTGGCAGTATTCTTTGCTTGGAAATAGAATTCATCATGCTCATCATAAAATGTTCCTTCCTCGTACACCTCGCACATCACACCTTTTTTACAAAGCTCTGTGTCGTGCTTTGTTTTGTCAAGCTCGTACACGTTAATGCCAGTAATGGTATCTATCTTATCGTGACTTCTCCATCCATTCTTTAAAACCTTATAGCAGTAATTTCTCATAAGCTATTTCTCCTTATCTTTAATTTCAACGAAATCACCAATGCCCAAACGAGCCTTGTTGATGCAAGACGCAATCCAACCCATCAAGTAGGCAGAAGGCTCGCCGCCGTGTTCCATACCAATATCATCCTCGATGTTATCGCAAGCATGAGAAGCTTCATGGCAACAAACCCCCATCTTCATAGAATCCTTGCTTGCAAAATTAATAAATGAACAAAGCCTCTTATTCTCCTTTTCTCTAACTGTATCGTAGGTCATTGCGTCAGAATTAGAGAAATCAACCTTCAAAACCTCGCCATCTCTACCTTCAAAACACTTGTTAGCGTCCTCTTGGTTCATGCCAATAGCGACACATAACAATCTCGGATAGATAACAGGGTCGTATTCGTAATATCCTTTCTTCTTCATATTCTCAACTATTTAAATTTCTCAAAATAGAACTCAATTTGTTTATCAAAGTGCTCTTCTATTAAGCCATAAGCGAGCGACATCTTTACTTGGAAAGAAGCCTTACCATTAAGCAATCCTTTCGCCTGTCTTGTAATCTCTGAGCGAAATTGTTCCAAACTCATATCACGCTTACGAAGATTGCAAGACCTGCAAGATGGCATATAGTTCTCCATGCAATCATCGCCATGGGATACGACAAACTTTCCCTCCTTGTTGCTCCACCGAGAGTAACAACCTCGATTCTTCGGAACAAGATGGTCAACCTGCATATCCTTATACTCTATATTCTTGCCGCAATAAGCACAATGCCCATCGTATTTGCGATATATTTTAAGTCTATCTTCTTTTTTCATAATCATTAATTATGTAACCTACCAATATGCCACTTTGAGCAAACCTTGCACAGATAAGGATGCCAGCCGAGTGCCTTCAATCTCGGATTCTGATTCAGAAACTCCCAAGCATCATCCTCAGTCTCGTATGTGACCTTCGCCTTCCAAGAATGAACCTTCTTAGTCCAATGTTCGGGGTCTGGTTTGAACGGCGGCACTTTATTAGGATTGTGATGGTTCTTCCTCATAACTCAATGATATTAATGCAACTATCATCAACGGTGACATAGCAATCAAGCGTCTCACGTCTGTAACCACCGAAATCAAGAAGTATCTCTGAATCTTCGCTTGCACAAATAAACTCTTTGTTGGCAAGTAATTCATCCTTAGTAATGGTTTTCTTAACCTCACTAAAATAAATTCTTCCAACCATAGGTGCATTGATAATGCCGCCGATTTTTACAACATCATCATCTGATGTTATATATATGATAGGCAAACTACCGTCTGCTTTCTTAAATTCCGTATTATTTAAAAGCTCTGCTTTGTTCATAATTAGTTACTTTTTAGTTGATGATGGTTTGCGACCACGTTTCTTTGTTGTATCGCGCTTGCTAGATGTATAATCCAATGCTGATTTCTTTGGTCTGCCTGGTTTTCGCTTTACTGGAACTGGCTCTTGATAAGGTAACTGCAATGTTTCGCATCCCTCATCTTCGCCAAATTCGTTCTCGAACTCTCTTCCTTCACGCTTCTCAGAATCGGCATCATAGGCACGTTTCCACTTGCGCTTGGCAACCTTCAACTGCTCTTTCTTGAATGCCTCTGATTCCTCATGAAGCTTATCGTAGTCTATCTCAGGTGCGTCAAACTCACCTTCAATACTGCATTCGGGAGTTTTTTCAACGTCCTTTGATTCCATTTCCTGATGAATGCGGTCTTCCTCTGAAATGTACGGCTCATCGTCAACTTTCTGCTTATGACTGGCATTATACTCGTCAATGAACTCTTTTATTTCTTTCTTTGAACATCCATCTTTCCTCATTTCAGCCAACTCAAACTCGAACTTCTGACGTTCAATGTCCTCAAATCTCGTTCCGTCCAAATCGCTTCCTTCATTGAGTACGTTGATTTTCTTGTTTTCCTCATCAGCTTTCATCTGTTTGTCAATGGCAATCTCCAATAATGCGTGATTAACGTCAGATTCCGTCATTTCATCGACCTCATAAGCCATAGGGTCTTCGCCAAGCTCGTTTTTCAGAAAGTTCTTCTTTGCTTCGATGCATCCGCTCGGCAAAAACTGAGCCTCATCAAGATACATATAAGGATGAATGCTCTTGATAGACATGATAGGACTCGGTGTGCCGAAGTCTTGCAAAAGCTTCATGTATTTGTCCGCATTCTGCTGATAAATGCAGTAGCATTCCTCCAAATTGCGCTTCTGAACAAGCACAACTGCCATTATCCAGAATGGGTCTTTACCATCCGTGTAGCGTTTCGGCAATCCCTTCGTCTGCAACGATGCCGCTTCCAACGCCTTATCAAGTGATTCTTCCTTTATTCGCATATATTCTCAACTTTTAAATGATTACAACTCCTCGGAAGAACCATCGCTAATGGTATCGCCTTTCCTCAACTCCCATTCATCGGCAGTCATAATCTCCCAATGACCGCAAACGTCTTGCGCCAATACAGAACCGCGCTTCACCTGCTTGTGAGCACCTGCCATATTGACGGCAGTAACGCTATAAAGCATATCGGTAACGTCCAAACCATCATCGACCGCATCGGTTGCTTTCTTGATGTCTGTAACGATAGGGCAGTCGAACAATGCCTTGATGTTTTCGCCCTTGACCTCAATTGATGTCTTGTATTTGTTCATAATTCGCATATATTTTAAAGCATCCACCGACCGTAGAAGGAACTCGAACCTTCTGTTTGCCTAGACTTGTATCTAGGAGATACGTCCTACCGCCTTGCGGATGCTGTTGTTTCTATTTTCCGCCATTCTTCAACCAATCTTCAATCGTGGTACTGTCACCATCAAACGACTGACCGAAGACGTTTACCAACTTGACCGAACAGAGCAGATACGGAATGTTCTTGATGTTGTCCGTTGATGGCTCTGTAGCATCCTGTACCAAAAACAACGCTTTCTTCTGTCTGTAATCGTCATACCACAGGATAAGCGCACCCTCCAAATAAGCATACAGACTATCCCATGCTTTCTCAGCAGCTTTTATCTGCTCAGTAACGGAAAGCTCGGTAGTTCCGTCAACATCATACCCGAACACGCAGACTGACAACGTAGCGTTGGTGCTCTCATGCCTAGCATTCGGGTCAACGAACACTCTTAACGCATCACTCTCAGGATAGCTCTCGGCATATACACCCTTCTGCTTACCCTTGGAGTTCAATCCGTCCAATGACTTGTAGCGGACAGAACCGCCGCCGAAATCATCTTCCAGACTCTTGCGCACTCCGTCTGCCTTCCAAGCTCCCTGCTCGGACTTCAAGTAACGCTGTATGTAGAATTTCTTTTCTGCCATATTCCAAAGTCGCTAATTTGTAAATCAAACATTTATGCTGCAAATATACGCCAAAAAATCAAGCCAAAAATGAACTTTACATAGTTTAACAAATTGCAAATTTGTGCCAAAATCCCCATATCCCTAATTAAATATAGGTTATCCCAATTAATCAGATTTTTTTATATTGAAAATTTAACATTTGGAGCAATTCCCATATAATAATAACACGTAAATAAACCATTGTACCCTCGCGCGCAGCCGTAGTAGGGGATGTCAACCCCTGTATATAGTAAACTATATACTCATCCCCTAAGAAGAAAGGTTTCGCATCAACCCCATATCAATATCACACAAAACTGCAAACCGTATATAGCAAAAACGAACATAAAATCAAAGAACAACCTTATTTTTCCGCAAAAACGAAAATAAACGCAAATAACTCGAAAATTGTATTCTAAGACGTTCAAAATACGATGGCGATAAACTATACCGCAAAGCTACATAAAACGCTCCATAACGCACGAAAATAAGCGAAAATGAATATCTCGAAAACTTATGCAAAATCAAAAGTAGATATGATATTCTGGAAAATGCTCAAAATTCGGTAGAAAAGCGGAATTTAAAAAAAGCAGAGTATTTTACAAAAAAATAAAAAATAAAAAATAAAAAATTTCGGAAGAGAGCTGACCCACCCTGCGAGTGTCAGAAACGGGGGGTGGGGTATAATTTGCCATATATATCCATAAATCACTGAAAATCAGCGTTTTGTTTGCGACAAAAAGGGACATATTACGGCAAAAAGCGGCAAAAATGCGGTTTTTTCGTTTCTGTTTCTATTTTCTGTAAATTATCCAAAATAAGAGAAAAAGCAAAGAGACAAAAAGTAAAAAGATAGAACGTTTTTGCAAAGGTGCTGAAAACCCGAAATTCCCAAAAAAGTTTTCTATTTATCATAATATACTGCATAAATATACAAAACTTGCATAATGTTTCACACACAATTTTCGTGGAACAAAAAAGCGAGTGAAAACGAAAACGGAAAATAAAACGGCTGCAAAGATACTCAAACGACAAAGTAAGTACTTTCTATCTACCAAACAACAAAACGGCTGCAAACGGCAAATAATACGCTTTTAGGCGTTTTCCTATATATAAGGTACTCGCATACGTACCTAATAAAGAAAACGGCTGCAAAGGTAATTTTTGAGGGCTGCAAAGGTGCAAAGATAGGGAAAACAGATAAAAGCATACAATAACCCCTATTTAACCTATCATATTGCAAAGTAGAGATTGTAATTTGTGTAAAGATTTAAGTAAATACAATTATTTTCAAGAAAAAAGCGAGAAAAAGCGTAATTTTTTGCCGTAATATTTTGCAGATACAGAAAAAAGCCGTACCTTTGCATCGCAATCAAGAAACAACGAGATTACTTGTAAGCAGAGAAATCCTGTTATATCTATATTGCAGCTAGCCACCTGCGATGCTACGACGCTGCCAAAGGTGGAGGGGAGAAATGACGGCAAAGTGACTTGTCCTTTGTGTACGCAGCCCACGGCACTCGCTAAAATGCAAGCGTGCAAAGTAAGCGAGGATAAACAAAAAGCTATAAATTGTATATCTCAAAAAACCGAATGAGAATAAACGTATCGGAGTTGCTAGTAACTTAAACTAGTAGTACCAATTAAATGAAAGTAGGAAAATGATTTCCCTTTATAAAGAATGTAGCTGCAAAGTACATTATATATTCAGCGTTGAAACATCTTAAAGTGAGTAGCGAAAAGTTAGAGTAGCGAAATGAGATAGATGATAAATGAAAACCAAAGAAATATATATCCTACTAGATGCAGGCGAAAACATCGGCTTTTCTGCAAGTTCGAGTCTTGCAAAGGGAACAAATTAGTAACTTAAAAAACAAAGGCGATATGATTACAACAAGCAAATTTTCAGAGGTTGCAAAGGTATTCAAAGGAATTGCAGCAGTTTATAGTGTTCAATATGATTCTTCATTTATTGAGTCTGATATGAAGATAGGTATTGATACAATCAAGAAAGAGTTTGCCAACTGCAACGGCAAAAAGTACGGATTCGCATTAACTATCGGTATCCGTAAGTCTGGAACAAATAACTCATTGGGTAGTATGTTTCGCACATTTCTAGAAGATGGCGTTTTTATCGCATTGTTCACTCTTGAATTTGATATCCATACAAAGGTATGGAATATCAAGAAAGTAACAAAGGAGGAGGAATGTTATTACTAGAAACAAAAAACCCACTACCTTAAAAAAGTAGTGGGCGAATCAAGTTAAAAGAAAAACTAATAACTTGGATTACTTGTAAGCGGTTGCAAAGTTATTAGTTTTTTCCGAATTAGCAAAATTAATTAGTAACTTTTAAATATTTTAGGTATGAAACTAGAAAATGCATGGTACAATTTTATCATTGAGAATAATATTGCTACCGAGAAAGAGGTTAATTTGGTAACTGATATTAGCGGTTATTCAGAAAATACGTTTTTGGCTATCGTATATGCACGTACTGGATATAGAAGTTATGAGCAGTTTTGGATGATGGCTATACATCAAATAATGAATTAAGCGAGTATTACGATATTTAATATTGGAGGGTGTAATATGGTAGATTTTAGCAAATTGCCTTTAGGCGCACAAAGAATGGCGATGTACGTTTCAAATGTACGTGAATTTGTGATATTAGAGCAAAGTATCATTAAAGATACAACTGCACGTTTGGCTGATGGCAAATCATTCATTAACCAAATAGTATTGGCACGAAGTGAGAAGGTTTACGACTTAGTAAACAGGTTAGCAAAGTACACTTTGAAGATAGACGGTGAAATGCCTACAGTTGAGGAAAAGCGCAAAATGCGTGCTTATCTCGCTTGGTGTGTGTTGAATAAAGCAAAGAATAACTTAAACTAATTGGAGGGCTATATTATGACAAATAAAGAAATTGAAAGCTATAGAAATAGCTATAAGGTGGTGAATGGTATTGGCTTTTGTCGTGTGAATAATGATATAAACGGGAATCCCCGATATGTAGTGCATTTTCTCGCTTTTACTACTGATGAGGAAATGAGAAACGACAATTTAAGCCAAAGTCAATTGTATGCAATTGCCAAAAAGCGTGCAAATAATTTAGGCTTTTCCGTTTATCGTGCCAATTGGTACGGAGGCGGTTTTGTCGGGCAATCTTATTCTTTGATTGATACGGCAAACAAGATTAATGAGATAGTAAACAAGTAACTAACAATACCCTTTGCACTCGCTTATGTGGGTGCAAAGGTACAAATAATATAAGGATATGAAAAAGATTAGAATAAACATTTTGATAGACTTCTATACCGACAAATTGAGCGATATTGCAAATCGTGTATCAGTTTTAGCTGCCACGGCACAACAAGAAGACGAAAAACCAAATTTTCACAAAATAGCAAAGGAGGCTAAAGCCCTGTTTGCCGATTACATTGTATTTAAGGCAAAAGCACGTAAATTTATAGATTTACTTGGTATGCCTTACGGTCAAATGTGGGCAAACGAATATGAATTGCGTGCTGCAAAGTACTTCGATTTTCTTTTAAACTGATTGGTTATGGATATAACAATACCTTTCGTTTTCGCCCTTATATCTTACGTATTAGGCATTATTGTAGGGCGCAATTGGAACAGATACGTAAAAGAGTAAATAACCTTTTAAAACGCAAAGAAAATGAGAAATACAGGCATAAAAGAATTATTAGAAAATATTGGTAACTTCAATGGGTGGAAGGGTAATATTTGCCTTTATTTTACCAAAAAAGAAGTAAGAGCATTAAAATGTTATGGAATAACTGAAAATATGGATATTAAACAGGCATATTTGAAAGTATCATAAAACATATTGGATAGGTGCAAAGATAGTCGGTATCTGTTTACGGTTCGATTCCGTTTGCACCACAAAGTAACATTAAATAATTAGCAATATGAATAAAGATTTAAAGAAATTAGCTAAAATCTTGCGTTTACTTGATGTTTACGCAAAGATAGAAGAAAAGGGAACGGAAAACGAATTCCTTTGCGTTCGCGAAAAGAATGGTAGTTCAAATTATGAATGGCAAATTTGGTACGTTGGTGCCCATTATGAGCTGCATTTATTCGTTAATAACGAATTAGTGTATGACCAAACATATTTATATACTACATTATTTGTTGTCGGACAATTAACAAGTGACATCCAAAAGTACTAATTAAATAGAGTGTGCGCCCTTATATTTGGTTATTGGTACAACTTACCAACTAGCCAAATATAAGGCTATATAGAGTAAATAAACGGCTAAATCTAGAAAGTTATGTTATATGTAATTACAATAACTCTCGAAAACATTTGCGAGGGCAAAGAAGATACAAAATTATATCAAAGGTTTTTTAAATCAATTGGTAGTGCAAAGAAACAACTATCAGAATTAAGAAAGAAGATTCTAGATAAGGGCTACAATTACGCATTCAGCGGAAAAAAATATCATTGTGGAGATGGCTCTATTTGGTATTGTTACGATAATGATAACTTTGATGAAGTTACAATAACACTTGATGATGATTTGGGCACATTTTACAAGACTATAGATAATAAATTTGTGCTTAACAATTCGTTTGGTAGTGGATGCTGGGATAGCGAAGAAAAAGCATTAAAAGATATTTTCAACAATCCAAAATATACCTTTGATAGATTCTTTTAGTTGTGACTTAATCAAATAGCCGTACTTACCTATAAGGTACGCAAGTTTGCGACTTGGTACGGCACAATTAATAACATAAAGATATGATAGCAGAAATAAGAGAATATTTGGAAAAGCCTTCTCATTCAGGCAAACGTTATCTCATTAAAAAGATAGTAGGCACAAAAGATAACATTGAAAAGAAAGTTTTAAACTATATAGACGAAAGAATGAACAATAAATCCTTTATAAGGGTTATTGAGTTTAAGGTAGTAATAAAAAGCGGCAAATATACCGCATACGATTGGATTTATAAGCCTACATACAGATAGCTTGATATTGCTTAAAAGTTACTATAGCCGTGTGCGGTTAATGACCGCCTCCAAAAGCGAGATTTGGCACGGCACAAATTTAAAAAGACAACTTGGATATGGGAACAAAGGAAAAAATAAAGAATTGGTTGGAGGCTGAATATAATAGCCTTCACTTGGAACATATAAGCGTGCAAAAAGAAAGCGAGTTAAAAGATAGATTTATTCGCTTTTATTGCAAGTTTGATAAACGCCTGATACGTATCAAGCGTGAAAAGATAAGCGTATCACCGATTAAAAATGGCGGTGTGCGCTTATCATTGGTAGCTTGGGGGAAATGCTATGGGCAATTTTATGAAGTGTAACTTTTAACAATTGGATATATGAGTGAAAAAGAAATAAGAAATGCGCTATCTAACAATAAAATAGTGCATTGGTACAATAACCTATATAAAGTTGTAAAAAGCATATACAACAATAACTTATATGTAGTTTGCGTGCAGAATGAATTTACAACATTATTAGAATGCTGTGACTTAAAAGATTGTTACATAAAAGAAAACTAGAAAATGAGAAAGATTCAGTTAAAAAGTAGTGTTTGCATTAATTCATATATGCGTATTGATAAATGGGGCGATACGTATTGGGTGGATGACTACACCTCGCAGCAGGGCGAATTAATTCAGTTTTACAAAGGTGGATATACTTTGTTTTGTTTGGGCAAAAATGAATTTAGATACGTCAATTAAAATGAGCGACAAAGAAAAATTAGATAAAGAGTTATTGGATGTGTTCCGTAATAAGTTACAGAAACTTGGGTATTACATCCATATTGGTGAGGGCAAACGAAATACCTATAATTATTCTATAGATATACAACATAAAGATAGATATGGAATAATACAGGGCGTATATGTTGCCGAAATTGAACGAGCACAAATTGTAACTTGGATGGATGGTTTTTTAAGTGCCATCGAGTTTAGAAATGAATTAAATCTGTAAAGATATGAGTGACAAAGAAATGAATTTGGCTATCTTAAACAAGTTGTATGAGATAGCTTTTGCAGTTTGGGAGAAGATGGCAAAGGTAGCCGATTACGGCTCATATACTGCAAGCGAGATTGCTAATAAGGTGAATAAAGAATTTTGTTTCAGTAATGAGCAAAATGAAGACGAAAAGATAACTCTTAGTGTTGGTACATATACTTGCAGCTTTCCTTTGAAGAATATCTTTTATTTTGTTTCAGTTTTTGAAAAGCTAGCGAGTGTTGGCAGAAATGCAAGACAATTTGTATTTGAAGAGTCTGGCGAGCTATTGGGCAAAGTTACCTTTGAAGTAAGCAAAGGAATGAGCGAGCTTTGCAAATTTGTTGCAGATGATGAGTTGCGCCCTGTTATGAACTATATCATATTGGATGCAGCTAACAATTGTTTGGTTGCAAGCGATGGAAAGAAATTGCTTTCTTTTCCTACAAAGGTATTGGAACATTCGGGAGATTTATCCAACTTCTATATCAACCCAAAGAAATTTGCTTTGATGTGCAAGAAAATGAAGAAGGGAGAAGTCTATAGTGTTACAGCCACAAAGGAAAGTGTGAATGGTAAGGAATGTAATAAATTAGAGTTCGATGGTATTACTTCTAATATCGGCTACATTGGCAGATACCCAAATTGGAAAAGTGTCTTCCCAAAGGTATCAAATGAACTCGCTTTGCACTTTGATAAAAACGCTTGGAATGAGATAAAGAAATTCTGTAAGGTAGCAAAGAAAGATGGTGCAAATACTATTAGTTTGCATGGCTTGTCTGGAGAAAGCAAGATTATCCTATCTTATGATGATTGCAAGCGTGAATTGGCTATCGAAAACAAATTGCAGCATACCATTGATGATGTAGCATTTATGATTAAGTCTATTATTGCTTTCGATAGTGTTGATACTTTATATCTTGGTAAGTCTTCTTCTCATGCAGCGGTTGCGACAAATAGTCTTGGTAGCATCTATTTGCTTATGCCAGCCGTATATGAGGATAGAGGTTATTCTATAGATACTAGATACGTAACATTTGATATAGACGTATTGGAAGAGCGTGCAAATGAGCCTACAGAAGACGTTATTCCTGCAAAGGTGGATAATGTTACAACTGAGGAAAAAGAGTGCGCTACAGAAGAAAAAACAGAGCAAACGAATAAACCTGCAAAGGAAGTATCATTGGATAAATCTAGCAATAGGTTTAGCTTTGATGCAGTTGGTGTAAATGTAGGCGATAAATTAACCTTCATTGATGGCACAAAGGTTATTGCAGCAGAAAACAATAAGGTATCATTTTGTGGCGAACTGTTTACGCTATCTGGATTCTGCAAAGAGTTTATGCCCGATGATAAGCGAACAAAGAGTAATTCCTATCGTGGATGCGCTTTCTTCTTTAAGGATGGCGTTAAATTGGAAAAGCTATTCAAGGATGCGCAAAAGAAATCATTGGCATCAAGCAAAGAAGAGATTGCAGCCGTACCTGATGATACATTGGATAGCGTGCCAAATGAGCATCTAGCGAACGAGAAATGCACCGAGCGGACAATTACACCACCTGCAAAAGAAAACGTCTCAGAGTGCAAAGAAACGACATCAACCGCAAAGGTTGTGGCTATCTATATCGGTGTTCCGGTATGCTTGGATATTCCACCGAACAATATGCGGTTGGATATTGCAGCAAACAAGCCGTTAAATGCGGCTGTAGGCGATTGCTTATGTGGTGTTGGCAAAGTAGTACACACACTACCTTTGCCACCTCCACGTAGCGAAGAAATGAGTGAATTAATAACATATACAAACTTTTATAATACATCATAAAATGAACGTAAATCAATTAAGAAAGGCTATCAAGGTAGCCAAAGCAGAAAGCAAGGTAATTTACATTGCCATCCCTAATAACCGTTTTCATATAGACTTCAATGTTTGTAAGTATAGAGTAGACGGAACGAATGAGTTACTTATAATAAACGACTCATTTCTTAAAGAGACTATCGTCTTGGATATTCATCAAATAATGTTTATCGAAACAAAACTTATACATTAATCAATATGGAACAGACAATAACAAAAGAAGATGCACTGGAATATATTAAGCAGAATATCGGTAGGTGCAATTTATCTAGTTTTAATGTAGGAGCAACTTACATTGATGATGCAAAAACAGAACTTAGTACTATATTCTTCATTCGTGGGTATGTTGTCACAGAAGAAATAGAGTTTCGTGAACATCAGAATATTCCTTGCTTTAAGTTCCCTCATGTATCACCTGCTTATATGGATATACATGCAGAATATACATCTGAAAGTATATGGGGTTTAGGTACATTTGAATATTTCTATCTAACCAAATCAAACTTAGACGTATTGTTAGATTTTATAAGAATAATCACTTCAAAATAGTAGAAAGGGTTAAGCTATGAAAGTATATGTAGTTATCAATTCACACCAACATGGATTGGGTGAGGCAGTTGAGGTTGATGCAGAAGTATTCTCAACCATAGACAAGGCTAGAAAAGCGATGGAAGACAAAGGTCTGAACACATTGGAAAGCTATAAGCATTCATTGGATTGTGATGATTTCCAAATCAGCGTATCAGGCTCATTCTATCATATCTCTGACAACGAAGGTGAGACGTGGGATAATTTTGATATTGTTGAACAAGAATTAAAGTAATAAGACTATGGAGATTAAGAATGCAGCTTATTGCCCTATCAACGAGAAAGACCTTTGCCTTGATGAGTTAGTAAGAGATTTGTTCAATGACGGACAATATTCTTGGAACAAAGACAATACAGAAATGGTTGGATTTGTAGGAAACAAGCCTGTATTGGTACGACAGGAAACCGATAACAAATTGCTGGTTAGATTCCTTGGCGATGCTTGGTGTCCTGATGTTGTTGAGGAATGGGTGAAGAGAATAGAACATGACAAGAATAATGATGTAGATTACGTAATTGATACTTATATGTTTGGAGTGATTGAGAATGACCGAGAGCGTAAAAGTAGCGATTTTCATGTATCATTCTATTATCGTGGATAATAAATAGAAGAAAGTAACGTTTTAAGTAATAAGAGATAGGATAGGAGATAGGAGAAATGAAGACAACAGAAATCATGAATGCAGGTGGCACATCTGTAAAATACGACATCGTGAACATCGGCTGTAAGGATTGCCCTTACTGCATGATGGCAGAAGGTCACTACCTTTGCCGTTCGGACAAAAGCTGCAACGCAAAGGCAAACATGACCGATGATGATGATGAGCCAAAGCAGAAAGTAATAATATACAGTCGTGTCTCTACTGAAAAGCAGACATTGGAGCAGCAGGAAAGAACAATCAACGAATGGTTGAATTGTCACAATCTGAAAGCTACTCACGAAGTGAAGGAGGAAGGTGTATCGGGTAAGGTATCTTATAAGGATAGAAACCTTGGTAAGATAGTATTGCCGATGCTTGATAAGGGTGATATACTTATCGTGTCTGAAGTCAGCCGTATCGGTCGTTCCATGAGCGACATCAACAAGTTTGTAAATGACGAACTGAAACCACGTGGTGTACGCTTGGTTATCGTACAGATGGGTATTGACCTTGATTGCAGCCATCTGAAAGCGATTGACGAAATGCTACTGTTCGCATTTTCATTTTCAGCACAGATGGAGCGTGAACTCATTCAGGAGCGAACACAGAGCGCATTGGAAGTACGCAAGCAGAAGTTGGCACAAGACGGAGAATTTATCTCAAAGTCAGGTAAGGTCGTTAAGAAATTGGGCAGACCTAGAAAATGCGACTTGACAAATGCACAGAAGGCAGCATCGAAAAAGCGAAAGAAAGAGGCTGCTGAGAAACCTTGCAACAAGGCTATATGGAATGTGGTTAAGAAGTGTACCAATGACTTCACAGAATTGACCACACCTAACTTTGCTGATGCAGCTATGATGTTGCAGCAGATGGGTGTTTATTCCTCAACAGGAAAGGTATTAACCAAAGAACTAGTAAGAAGTGCGTATTACAATCTACGCTCAGTATATGGTACTCAGATAAATTTCAGACGTGGTTCTGCAAACTATCGTGTAATGCGAGAAAATGGTATGACTGATGAGGAGATTCAGCAGTATTACAAGGAACTGAATAATAACAATAATAATACGGAGGAGGTTTAAGTTATGGCATTCTTAATAGCAATTTGGCTAATCGGCACATTGTTCGATTGCGCAATGGGCAGAAATAAAGATTAAAATTTCTGCCCTACACACAATATAATGACGCATATTGCGTTATCTTTTGAAAATAATATAAATATTATAGCCCTACGCATCACGGATAAGCGAATAAGTTATGAAAAAATATCAGATATATTACAATAATACTGTTGAGATAAACAATGTTGCAGAGTTTGATACATTGGATGAAGCAAAGCAATATTGTACCGACAATACGAAAGGGTATGATAAGGTATGCGACAATGATAACTGCTGGGAAGGTCGCAGCAATAATTTTCATTATGAAGTCTATGATGGAGTTAAGGAAATCCTAGATGAGGATGGTGATGTTGTTGTTGTTGATTTCAAAGACCCAGTTTACGTGACAGAGCAGTTTTATTGTGATTAATTGATACGAAAACAAAAAGTAATTTTTAGTTTTCTATAATAAATACAAATACGATTATGAAAAAGATTTTAATGTTTATGGCAATTATGATTGCAGCTTTCTCTATGGTGGCTTGCAGTAGTGATAGCCGTGAAGATGAAGTACCAGACACTCCGCAAGATAAAAAAACGACTTTGGCGGATTACGAGGGAGTATGGGAAAACGGAAACGATGATATGTTTTTTAGTGTGACTTCTGACGGATATGTATTATATAATCTATGGGAATGTATGCTTGGAAGAGGAAAGGGAACACTAAGAAATGATACTCTTATCGTAAAGAATGAATATTCTAAAAGAACAGACTCGTTGGTACTCTACAAAATCATCGAAGACCAATTAGCGATTAGAGGTAAAGTGTTTGGTAAGGACACAGGTAAGGCATACAATGCTAATGGCTTGCATTTTAATCTCAACAAAGAAAAAACGCCAGTTACATCCTTCGCTGGGGATTATTGGACTACACCAGGCGGTCTAAATGCTTATTTTGGCAGTTTTGACGAAAAATATATAGTCTTAAATGATTATATATTCCAAAGACAAATCAGCTATAAGTCTGGTCGTTATGAAACACGAGAATATTATTATGTTCCAAGAGAAATAAATTCAAAGTCTGGAACAAGGAGATTATATTATGCAGGATATAAAGATGATGAAGTGGTGCATTATGATTATTTTCCATCAAGATAATTATTCACCAACATATATAACATCATGTTTTTGTACTTAATCATTATCCTTGCGGTATATGGAGCAATCTGTATATTCAATGGCAAGTAGAAGTTGGCTGGCTCATTCGTTCAGGTCAGCCTATTTTGTGGAATATGGCGCAAAAACTATCGCAACGACAAATCATACCAACAGACTATTTTAACCGCTTACAGAAGAAATTATTAACTTAATTATTATAGATTATGAACTACAAGACATTCAATTTAATCGACACGATTAACGAGTTAGGACTGAACAACTCTCAATGGAGCATTAAAATGCACTTGGGAGAAACGAACACGGAGGAAGCCTATGGGACAAGAGATAGCTTTATGCTACCTCCTGGAGTTTGGGTCAGCATTATAGAGGAAAGGTCTAGTGAGTTTTCTTTCCGTGGATATTGCAAACCAGATTATGCTCTCGATATCGACGCAAATCATATTGTCTTATTATATGAGGTCGATTAACAGAAGAAATTTTCACTATCTCTTTGAGTTCCCAGATATTTTGCCTATCTTTGCAATGAATTTATCATCTTGGAACTCATATATCTATCTCAGCCCTGCCGTTGGTGCTCAATGGTGGGGCTTTACTTTCGCATTTCTTTTATACCTATCATATCGCCCTGCATCATCATTTTTGGTGGTGTGGGGCATTTTTTGTGTTAATTAAACTTAGAAATGTTAAAGTTGTAAATCCCCGTAAAGCCTATTAAATATAGGTTTTCCATATTTATCCACAATAAAGCGAATTAATGAGAAATCAGCTAATTTGGTGGTTCGCAGGAATTTATGTACTTTTGCAGTGCTTGTTAGAAGTCACGCGCTAGCAAATAAATAAGTATTATCTAGAAGTTGATTAGTTCAACTACAACGATATACCCTATCCAAAGTTTGGAGCGTGACCCAAACGGCGGATAGGGGTTTTCTTTACCCTATCTCAAAGTTTCAAGCAAAGACATACGAGGTTCAATCCGTGCAGTCCTCTTCGGTGTTATCGACCGATATATAAAATTGCTCTGTCAGGTAAGTTACATTATGGTTGTGTAAATCCCGCAACGTGTCACCTCACGACGGGTGCCCATATCAGAAATGAGAAAGCCGACCATAACGAGCAAAGCTCTGTGGGTATCAGAAGGCTTATGCTGGCTTTACAAGGAGTACGAACTACTATGGTATATTATATATATTGTAGTTGATAAAAAATAAGGTTCGGCTCGCTTGGCTATCCCATTTATTCTTATGGGTATAGAGGTGTTGTATATATTAATTAATAGAGATAGAGATTATGGCTGAAATTTCAAAGTTTTCAGCCTCAACTTTGAAGAACTCTTAGTAGGAGTTGATGGCGAGTTGAAGTCACTAAACGACTTATGGAAACTGGTAGGGTCTCCAAAGAATCAAGACCCTAGCCAATGGTTAAGATTACCAGACACTATAAGTTATTTAGACTCAGAGTGTAAGGCACAAAATGTGGGAAAATCCCATATTTTAAAATCAAAGCGTGGACGAAACGGTGGCACGTATGCTAGCAATCGTATATTGTTGGAGTATGCTCGCTATCTTGATAAAGACCTCGCAGTTATCGTGAACGAAGTATTCCTACAGGAGGTTGCCGCACAGCAGAACCCAGACCTGTATCTTGACAAGTATCGCAACGCCTATAAGAAAAAGGGAAAGGACGATGCCTGGATAGATGTGCGAATGAAAGGAGTCGGTATTAGAAAGGAACTGACATCTACGTTGAGTTCACATGGCGTTGTGGGTAACGGCTATCGAGTATGCACCAACGCATCCTATACTGGTCTATTCGGAATGAATGCACCTGCTATAAGAGACGGACTTGGCATCACGAAGAAAGATAGCATTCGTGATAATTTATCTAGAAGACAACTCCTTGCATTATCATTGGCGGAAGATTTGGCAAAAGACGATATTAATCAAAACAAATTATGGGGAACAGAACAGTGTGCTCAAACTTGTCACGATGCTTCAAAAACCATAAACAACGCAGTATTGTCTTACGTTAATAGAAAGAATTTGAAATAATTCAGTTATAAAATATCTCATACCAGTCTTTGCTTGTGAAAGTAGAGCTGGTTTTATGAATATTTTTTAGATATTACTATATAGGTTCATTTTAAATTTAGATAATATGTTTGGAGAAGAAACAATCACTCGCAAGTGTGTAATAACGCTTATGGGGGGGTACAAAGTAGTAGGCACGTTATCAATGCCGAAACCGAAAAAAGCTATGTTTCCTGAAGAAATGGAACGTAACTTTATCAAGAGTTTTAACGAGTCGCAGCCTGATTTAGTAAACAAGGCTGTTAGTGTTCACATTTTAAGAAATTGATATATGTTTGAATTAGTTGTTATTTTAGTTTTGATTGCCTTTGATTTAGGGTGTTCAATGATGGCGCACAGTCTTTATGTAAAGGTTAACTTCTGGTATCGTCTGATGTTTTGGGCATGTTTTACTTTCTTGCTTTACAAGGCAGGTTTGTTTGATGTTTTAATGAAGTAAGCGTATGGAAGAGATAAAAGGGATTCTTACTACATCAACAATATTTAACGGCACTTGCAACGAATATGAGGGTGTACGTATCAAGAAAGAACTTGGAGTAGTTGTTGCTATAGACAATGAAAACGAGTTCAAAGGTGTATTCTCGAAGTATGGAGAAGTGGATATTTTTAAGCAGTTGCTTTCACAAGAAGTAGGTCGTTATTATACGAAATACAAAGCGTTCCCTACTGAACCTTTGATTCCATACAAGGATTGTGGAGATATTATCTTTGACTTCATAGAGGTTACTTACGGAAAGATGTATGGCGGTTATGTTTATGTTGTACACTACAACTTTTCAAGCACCGCATCTTAATAAACAATATTGATTATGATGACAGTAGGAGACAGAATTAGAATTGAAGCTCAGATTGCAATATTGAAGGAGATTGCACTTGACTACAAAGGAAAGACAATCGACAACATCATTCAGCAGCTAGAGTCGAGATTGGCAGATTAAAATCTGAAACAACAAAATAGTTAGTAATATGGCTAGAATCACAAGAAATAAGGCTGCCGAGATACTGGGAGTATCAAGGCAGACTATTAGTAACTACATAGAGCAGGGTCTGATTGGTAGTTATAAAGACCATAGTATCGTGTATGTGAATAGCGAGGATATTGAGAAGTACGCTCAGAAGTACAAAATGCTTGCAGTCAACGAAAAGATGATAGATGATAAGCTCAAAGAACTCAAAGAGCGCAAGAATGCTATTAATATAGAACTTGCCGAAACGAGAAACGCTGCTACAGCAAAGGGGCAATTATCAGCTAATGCAATAGGTATGTTATTTGTGGCGATAGATGCCATTTCTTATCTAGATATTGCGCCGCATATTAGTTATCGTGAATCCCAAATACTAAAAGGGATTATCAAAGGTAAGACTTTTGAAGACCTAGCCGATGAGTATGACCTTACACCAACTAGGATTCGTCAGATAGTAGCGAAGACATGCGATAAGTTTTCACGTAACGAAATTACAATTATCGAGCATATTTCTACCAACAAACATTTAGTATCTGAGGTTGCAAGACTGAATAAAAAAATCAAGGATATGCAGATGGATTTTGATTCATACAGACGTGAGAAGGGCGATAAACCTACTAGTGATATTGCTATTCCTCCAAAGATTTTATCTGAGAATATCGGCAATTTCGGCTTTCCTGTACGTATTATGAACATATTTAGATATAGTGATGTATATACGGTTGGCGACTTACTAAGAAAGCTTGATGTTAATTCTTTAAAGAATCTTAGAAATCTAGGAAAGAAAAGCATTGATGTAATACTTGGTTTTATGGAACAAAATCATTTAACATTCAAAAATGAAGGAGAATCTGATGAGTATTTCTATATGCGTCTTAATAAATTAATGGATAAAAAATATGAAGAAAATGATTAAGAAGTGTTTCGGATGGTTCGATGTTTACTATGCCGAAATACTATTGGGTGTTACGTTTGCAATAACCAACGTCTGTACTGGAAATTCGGGTATTGCGTTAGTTTGGTTTGCTTTCGCATTCAGTTGGGGAATATTCAAACTGAAAATAAGCGAGGAGAACAGAAGATACAAAGCTCTTGTTAATCTCTCAAAAGAAATACAGAGTAATGAGAAAAAAGCTGTGCAGACAACGTTATGGGCTTACGATGAACTGCATCTTGAAATGCAGCGTCACAGACTGACCGCAATACAAGGTATGAAGTATAAGAATAAGGCTGAGTTTATGCAGCGCAAGAAGAGCCTATCACAATACCTAAAGTATTCTGATGCGATTGACAACATCTATGAACAAGAGGTTGAACGTTTGCATAAAATGGAGAAAGAAATTGAAAAGAATGATAATGATGGAAAAGACCAAGAAAATAACTCTGAAACAGAGACTGCAAAATCTTAGTGAAGAACCAACACCGTTCTTTCACTCGCTTACACCATTTGCGGCAGGGTTCACGCAAGGATTCAATTACGAGAAGAAACGTCTTGTTGCTGCATTGGTGAATAACTCGGAAGTCACAAAGGACTTCATCAACGAGCCTATCAGCGTGCCAATAAACGATAGTAGTCTGTTTATGCACGCATTCATTGACGGCTCTGTTGACTATCGTAAGAAGATAGAAACTATTCTATCGAACCAATAGCAAGAAAGGGAGGTTAACAGCCTCCCTTTTTATTTGCCCTTTTAAAAACTCAAAACATCATTTGAGTTTTATTTGTTGTCTTTATTACACTCTAAATCTGCATTCAGATAGTCAATGACCTTTCTGTTGGCTTCATCAATCTTCTTTGTATCATACTTAATGTAGGTTGATGTTACCGCATTATCCCACATCGCATGACCTAATGCCCTGCCAATTGTCTCTATCGGTATATCAATCTCGCTTGCTAGCGTTGCCCACGTATGGCGATTATAGTAGGTGGAAAGATAGGGGAACATCGGTTCTTTACTATATTCTCTGAATCTGCCTAGTCTCTTTAATCTAGTGTTCAGATTGCTCTCAAAGTGTTTGAGATTGAACTTGATGTTATCTTTATACTTTAAAAGGTATTTCTTGCCTTTGTATCGCTTGATAATCTCCAACGCCTCTGGTTCTACCTTTATATCATACAATCGTCCCGTCTTGTTGCGCTTGTAGCATATTCTGCCACCACGAAGGTCTGTTGGCTTCAAATCGAGAAGGTCTGATATATTGATGCCAATCAAATAGAAACCTAGCATGAACAAATCCCTTGATTCACGTTGAGGGTTAGTGTGGAACTCTGCATCACGCAACTGTCTCATCTGTTCTAGAGAAAGGCAACGCTTTCTTGTTTCCTCATGTGGAAGTACGTACTTACGGAATGGGAATAGAGTCGTTATCTCGTTGTCAATTGCCCAATTGAATGTTGCCTTGATATTTCTCAAATCAATATGAACTCCGTTAGGCATTCGTCCTCTTTCATATTCATGCTTCACAAACTTATCGAGCCAGTCTTTGGTGATGGTTTCAAATGTACACTTAGCATCGTAGTTTCTGATTCTGATGATAGTCACATCATACACTCTCTTCGTGCCAGCTTTCAGATTCTTGGAATCTGCACACATCTGCATATAGTCGAGGAAATTCTTCTCAGCTACCTTGCCACCCTTTATAATCTCTTTCAGATGGCTTTTTAGCATCGGAACATCCTCACTCTTGTGCATCAGTATATAGTCTTCCACGCTTGAATATAGCTCTGCCAGTCGCTTAGTTTTTGCCTTTGCAGACTTGTCTGAACGAGGAAATACCATACCATCAAACTTCTCTGTCGATTGCAATCCTGTGTATATATAGAATCTCTTACACTTATGAGTGATGGAGAAATACACCTTGCCTGTTTTGTCTTCAACGTAAACCTTCATAATTCTATCTCCTATTAGCTTGCATATTACTTGCAAAGTCTATCAGTTTTTATCGTATTTACGGGGTTTTTCGGGCGTTTTTTACTGTGTATTTTACTCGTTAAATCTCGTAAAGTACTGATACTCAGTGTGAATGCTTATCGCATAAAGTGAAGCTCTATCGGTTCGCCGTTCTTCGGCTCATAGCCTCCCTGCACGCAGAGGGAAGCAACACGTAATTTCTTTTCCATTGT